GGGATTTCCCACTCGTAGCGGGCGAAGACTTTGGAAAGATCGCTTGCGCCCCACCCGGTGTATTTGGCGAGGACGGCTTGCTCTTCGGGGGTGGCCTGACGTTTGTCGGCCTCGCATTCTTTCAGGATTTTGATGGCGGCGAGATTGGCTTGCGCCTTCTGGAGGACGCTACCTTCGCCAAGTCGATCGACTTCCGTTAACTGGTAGTCTCGGCTGTAGTCGACGGGCTTTCGCCCAGATGCGGTTGATCCTCTTCGCTGGGAGGAAACGCTGCTTCCCTTGCCAGCTCCTCCGCCTGGTTGTACGGAACTCCCTTTTGCGCCTGGTCGGCGAGCAGGTCGGTGTACTCCGCCCACATCCTCTTCGCCGTTGCTTCCAACTGACCCTTCTTCACCAGCTCCGCGTACATCTTCGGCCGGAAGTTCTTCAAATGATCCGCTACCTTCTGTTCCCGGACGCTCAGCTTCTCCATGGGACTGCTCCGATTCCACTATAGGCTTATTCCCGGAAACTTCAACAGGCTTTTGTCCCGTGACTTCGTCACTCGGAGTAAGTCCTGTTGGCTCCTGTTTGGGGGACGGAGTAGGGGCGTCGAGGATTGCCTGAACTTCAGGCGACGGCTTGACGTTGGCCTTCATCGGCATCACCAGCCCGACGGTCTTGGTGTGGCGCCGGCCCTTGGCGCTCATGATGACGACGGGAGCGCCGGTGCCTGGCGGCTCCGACTTCTGGTAGAACGTGGCGTCGGGAAAGCGCTTCAAGATGTGATCGTACTGGCTTTGTGGAATCGCTACGCCATTCTCGAACCAGATGTAGCGCTCGGCATCTTCGCCGGTGCCCTTGCTTGAAAACGCCCTTGGCTCAATCCGAGACTGCTTGCCCACAAGCGCCTTGTCGTAAGTGCTCTCGAAGCTCGGCTTATTCAGCAGCACGTCGCCAGGCGCTTTGCCTTCGAGTAGGACGCGACCGTTTGAGTAGAACGTCCTCCCGTGGATATCGTTCTCGTAGAACCCGGAATTGCCGGCATGGAACTCGATAGCATCGAGCGGTTCATCGCCGGGCTTGTAGTCCGCGATGGGGCCCGCCTGCGTCTCAGATTTCGCGGCTTCCGTCTCGGGCTCAGCGGTTTTCGTCTGAGCTTCGGCTTTCGCCTTCCGTTCGGTGATGCCGTTGTAGTAATCGCCTTGGCCGTCGGGCACCAGGGCGTTGCGCTCCGCCTCCGTGAGGATATCCGGCCGATCATGCTTATCGAGAAAGACCTTGCCGTCTTTGTACAGGTCCAGAACGGCGTTGTCGAATTCGGGCTTGGAGGCTTCGATCTCATCTCGTAAGTGCGGGATGGACAGGCCTCCTGGTTTGCCTTTAGTGGAATCCAGGATGTGCTTCTTAACCTCGGCGGGAGATGAAGACGGTTCTGTGACTTCGCTGGCGGGTTTGAGGCTCGATGGCTGCTGTTGGGGGGCGGGTAGTGCCGACACTCGCTCCCAATGGACGGTCCGGTCCGTCTGGTCGTCATCGAAGCGAACGCGAACGCCATCACGCAATGCGTCGGGGAATCGGCGCAGGTCGAGCATAAGGATAACGGCGGTCCGCTTTCTGTCGTCCGGAGTGGTTACCAGGACGTGCTGGCCTACCGTGAATTTATGGGGTACCTCGTGGGGCTTCTCGGGCTGCTTGGAGATGAACTCCTTGATCGCGGCGTAGGTGTTCTTGATTCCAAGGGCCTTGGTCGTAGCCGCGAACCCTCTACCGTCCTTGCTGTAAGTACCACGGACGATAGCGGCCCGCATCTTGGCAACGACGCCTGGCACGGACCCTTCGCCGTAGTGGTACTCTTTCGGGTTGTCCCGGACGATCTGACGCAGCTTTTCCTCGTACACCTTCATGAAGGTGTCGAGGTTGGGGTACTTCCTCGCGCCCTGCTCTATGTCGGCGGGCTGCCAGGGAGCGTTCGGACTAGCGCTGGCGGGTTCTTCGGTTTTCGCGCTTTCGTTATTTCTGGCTTTCTGGCTTTCTGGCCATTTGTGCGCGGGTACTTCCAGGGGCTTTGGCTTGGCCGGCGTTCCTGCTGGCGCGTTCTTCGAGAGCTGCTTGATCGCGTCCTTGATGGCCGCGCCGTGCTTCCGGACATCCGCCTCGTCCAGGCCGGTGTGCTGCTTGACGAAGTCCACATACTGCTTGTCCTGCTTGGAGGGAGTCTTCTGGGCTGCGATATAGGCGGCCTTGTCCAGATCGTTCGCAAAGTTCAGGCTGTAGGCTTTCAGGCCGTAGTTGTAGCGGGGCTTGGCTCCCGCTAACTCATGAGGGAGCTTGGGGTTGGCGGCTGGTACTTCTCCTATTGGTTCTTTAGTTGAGGCGGGATTTCCTAGCTGACTAGGATTTTGAGGTTGTGCGGATTGTGGCGTTTCTGCAACAGACGGGACTTCTGCAGGCTCCGCCTTGCCCTCTATCGTCTTTCCGGCGAACGGGGCAGGTTTCCCTTTGGCCTGCTGCTGGCGCAATCGAGCGTCGAGTTCCTCGGGGCTGAGGTTCATCTCCGCCGCGAGTGCTTTCATGTACTCGGCGGTGAGGAGTCCCTTGCGGCCTGCGAAGTGGGCGGGATGCTCTCCCGGTTCCGGACGGATATTGTCGAGGTCCTTTTGGATGGCGGCGCTGGAGCGCGTCACTTCTGGAGTTGCAGTATTTGGCTGCACATTTGACGGCAGGATGCTGCCATTTTGAGCAGTATCCGGCTGCGGGACTTCCGATCCGCTGTTCCGTTCTGCGATCGCGGTGACGTCCGGTTTCCCGTTTAGCGGGATGTCGACCTTCTTGCCGTCCTTGCCTGAGAATTCTACCGAATCGAAGGTGACCTGCTGGTCGGTGACGCCCGGGATTTCCTGCCCGTCGTACTTTTTGCCTTCGCCTGGTTTCAGGTAGCCGACAGTGACGTGCGGCTTGTATTCCGGAAATGTGTTTCCGGTGTGTTCTACGGCATCCCCGACTAACTTGTTCAGTTTGTGGAGGTCGGGAGAATCGACGTCCACCTTCAGCACGTCCGACTCGCCGGCTCCGCCGCGTGCATCCTTCTTATCCTCGGCAGGGAAAACGGAGAGCGGTCCGAGCGTAACGGTGATCGGCCCCTGTCCTTCCAGCGCTTTTTCGATGGGGGCGGGGTCGGTGCCGGGGTTGCCGTACTTCAGAGTGATGTGCGACGACTTGTCCAGGCCGTCGGGCGCCAGTTCGTCTTTCGGGATGGTCTCGCCGAATGCCTGCAGGGGCTCCGCCACTGACGGGGGCATGTTGACCTGGGTGGAGCTGTAGTCGTGGGTTTCGCCGGTATCATTTGGTGCCGGAATGGAGGCCGCGCGCGGCCCCGTCGCCTTCGGGCTGGCGTAGTCCGTCGTGGAATTAACAGGCGAAATAACAGGTGGAACAGGTGAAACAACAGGTGGAACAGGTCGCTCCCCTGCCATTTCCGGTTTCCACCAGTCGGGCAGCGTTCCCCCGTTGAGAGCCCGCATGACGTCTTCGGAGATCGGCTCGGCGGATTGAGTCCCGGCGTGGTGCTGTCCGGCGTTGTCTCGCAGATGGGTGTCGTGCTCGTCCAGAATCTGATCGAGCAATCCGACTGTCTGTTTCGGGTCGAGCTGGTCCGTCTTCGTGTAAACGGTATGGACGCGACCCTCGGCGTCGGTGACCTGGCGCGCCTGCAGGGTCGTCGGTGGTTCCGGTTTCCCTTCCGATTCATCCGCGATCGCGTCGAGCAAGCCCTGTGGGATAACCGTGGTGGCTGTCGGGATCTTGCCGGTCGGTACGGTCGTGCCTCCGTTCCTGCCTGCGATATCTTCAACCGTGGCCGTTGGTGGTCCACCCGGGGTGGAGGGTGGTGTTTCCGGCGGTCCGCCCGATCCCGCCTCCACGGCTGTCTGGTAGGCGGCGCGCGCATCGCCGATGTCTTTGACTGCCGCCGGCATCTCGCGCACGCTCGCACGCAGCATCAAGGCGGCGAACAGGCCGTCGGCTGTGCCCATTCCCCAGTCCCGGGCGGCGCCGTCGAGGTCGCCGGATTGCATTTTCTGGTAGCCCGATACGGCATTGCCGCCGGCAGCGAGGACGGCCCGGCCGCCGAATAGAGCGGTGGCGCCTTTTTGGATTCCGACGCCCACTCGTCCGAGTGCACCCATGCCGGCGGTACCGATGGCGGTGGCGATCGCGAGCGGAGATGTCAGGGATTCGGCGCTCTCGGCAACGCCCTGGATGATGTTCGCGGCGACGTGGGATTCCTGGGCGGGCTGCAGGTAGAGCTGTCCGGTTCTGCTCCGCACCATCATGGCGGGCGTGCTCGGCGGTGCCTTGAAGGCCTGCGAGAAGGGCAGGAGCGGATTGGTCAGCGCTTCCGGGACGAAATCCGACAACGTGGGATTCTTGGTCGCCTCGTGGATCGGCGGACCGCCGGCAGCGGCTTCCTGCTGGAACTTGGCCTGCGCCTGGTTGCCGGCTTTCCATGCGTCGAGTTGCCGGTTGTACTCGGCCGCGAGCGCGTTTTGCTGCGGCGTGTCCCAATGTGCGGTATGTGCCTGAAAGTCTTCCGGCGTGTCTTCCGGCAGATCCTGGCCGGGCGTCCAGTTCGGTGCGGCGAGTCCAGCGGGAAGTTGGGGCGGGGGTGTCGTCAGCGGCGGGGTGGTAATGGTGCCCTTGGGGAAGTGGGTGGCGGCGGCGGTAGCGATCGGCACGACCTTTGCGCCTGCAGGCGGTAGGGATGGCAGGATGTCGCCCAACTGCTTACCCAGCGGACGCGGTCCGGCCTGGCTCACCGGCTGTTCCTGGGGGATCGGCGAGGCGGGGGTCGCGGGCTGCGAAACGGCGGTCGCCCCGTACTTCGAGAAATCGATTACCGGGGCGCTCGGCGTGGCTGTGCTGGTTGCCGCCGGCACCGCGCCGTACTTCGAGAAATCGATAGGCGTAGCTGCCCCCTGGGGCGCGTCGGCCGCGGGGACTGCTCCGTACTTCGCGAAGTCGATCGACGGCGCGGACTGTTGCGGTTCTTCCGCTTCGGTGGCGCCGTAGCCTGCCAGATCGTCAGGAGTGAGCATTTAGATGGGAGTTACTTCCAGGAGTACTCGGGGTGATCCTTCTTAAAGAGGTCGACGGCCGCCTGATTGGGGAAGTCGTACATCTTGCCGTCGATATTCACGCGCACCTTCTGATTCTGATTGGGAGGAGGTGGGGGCGGCGTCTTCGCTGGCGCGGGCGGAGTCGGCGGAGCTGCAGGAGGCGGGGGTGCGGCTGCCGGCGTCGGCGGGGTAGCCCCTGCTGCGGGAGCGGGGGGCTTTACCGAAGGCGGCGGAGTCACGGAACCAGGATGTTGGGTGGCTTTCCAGGCTGCCAGCGTTTGATCGTCTGGTGTTGGTTTTCCTGGATTCGCTTTCTGGTAGTCCCGGATATCCATGATGTGTTGAAGTGCTGGCGTCTTCCCGCCGCTGTTCGTCTTAGCGGTTCGCGCTTGTGTGTTCGCCGCGTCCAAATCAGCCTTGTTCATCTTCTGGAACTGTTGAATCAGGGCAGACCGTTTGGCGGATACCTGTTCGTTGTCGCCCCAGCGTTCCGGATCTTTCAGATACGCGATCGCATCTGCCGGGCTTACCTTGTCAGGCGTGGTTCCGCCAGCGCTCTTGGCGGCTACGGTGTCTGTCCAGACCTTGTTGACCAGATCCTGCAGGCTGGCATTTTGTTGGGCGGGGGAGTTGTTCACCCGCTCCTGCGCGATTCGCTCCATCTCTTTATCGTGCGCGAGTTGGCGCGATTCGGTGATGGCTCGTTCGTCGGCGACGGTGCGTTGTTCCGGAGTCATCCCTCTGCGGTCGAGAGCACTAAAGGACTTCTCGATCCGCTTGCCGGTGGGGTCGAACATCTCGGACGAAGACGGATAGACTCCGTTCGGCACCTTATTGTCGTTCAGGACCTGGTTGTACTCGGACGGGTTCTTTGACGCGGATAGCTTGGTAATCAATTGCAGTTGCGCCTGCTGGTCGGCCTTCTGCTGCTTCTCGCGAACGTCCGCCTGCTTGTCCAGCCACGTCTGGCTCGCGTGCCCGTCAATGATGGACTGTACCGCTTGCCGCCCCGGGAAGGTAGGGTGAGCGGCCAGAGTAGAAGCGTATTCCGCGTCCGTCATCTGTCCGTCGCGGTGGAGCGAGCCGAGCAGGTTATCCCAATTGGATTTCAGCCCTTCTTCCGAATCGTCGTCGGGCCTTTTCAGGTAAGCGTTTAAACGGGTGGCCACCTGGTCGCTGCGTTCCGCTTTGGTCTTGTACTCCTGCTGTTCCGCTTCGCTCAGATCTTTCCGCCGTTTGATCTGGTCGTCGATGATCTTGTTGATCGACGCCCGCGCGTTCCCGAGGCCGATCGGCGACATACCGTCCGTGGCGGCCTGCTTTAGCGCCTGGTCGAGATCTCCTGGATGTTTCGAGATGGCCTGCCCCCAGATGTCGTTATCTTTCTGGGCGCGCTGCATCTCCGCCACTTTCATCTGCGATTCCTGGGCTACCGCGCGATCCTGGATGATCTTGGCGGCTTCCGGTCCATACCCGTCCTTCGTCATCTTCTGGAGGAAGCGTTGTTCCACCCTGGCGTAAGTGGGAGTCGTCGGAGTCGGCGAAGACTGCAAACTGGTGGCGGGCTGCAGGACGGCAGTGGGCGGCGGTGCGGCCGGTACGGCTTGCGGAGCTGCAGGAGCTTCCGTGGCGTCCGGCTGGTCTTCCATGTCCGGAGATTTCGGGATGTCGTAATTGGCGGGAGTGCTTCCCGCCTGCAGGGAGGTAGCGGGCTGCAGGGTGGCAGTGGAAGGAGTAGCGGGTTGCTGGGCTGGCTGCGTGGCGTTGGCTTTGTCGGCCTGGTCTTCCGCTTCCGCGTCCTGCCAGTATTGCGCGGCTTTCTGGCGGAAGTCAGCCTGTCTCTGTAAGTCCTGAACCTGGAGTTGGGCCTGCTGCTGGCGAAGAGGTTGCATTTCCCGGTTGGCCTGCATTTCCTGTTGCATGTTCGCAAGGGAAAGCATTCTCCCGTAGGTCTGGGTAGGGTCTTGCGCTTCTACATTGGGGTGATACATCAAAGGAATGCTTGCTGCGCTCATATGGTTAGCTCTTCACTCCGCCGCCGCTGGTGTTCATGTTGCCCTGGGGTAACGCCGCGCCCCAGGTTCCGTAAGTCGTCGGGGTCGCCCCCGGCAGCATCTGCGACAGACCGTAGGTTTGCGCCGCATTGGCTACGCTGTTCAGCGCCCCGCCCCATGCGTTTGCAGCGCCCACTGTGCCAGCAGCCTTCGCGTTGCCCGCGCCGATGTAATCGTTCATGGCGGCTTCTTCGCCCTGCAGGCCGATCGAGCCGATGTACTGGTTGCCCTGCATCGCCGTGTTCGAGAGCATCCCCGCGCCTTGCAGGTTGGTGTTTGCTCCCAGATTGGCCAACGATACCAGTTGCGATCCGTAGGTCGATCCGGCGTTGAGGTTCTGATTGACGGCGTTCGTCCCCAAATTCGCCAGGGTCTGGTATCCCGACTGGTTCGCGTTATAGGTGGCGAGGGCGTTGTTGTAAGTCTGTTGGTACGTCGTGCCCGCCAGGCCTTCGGCGTATCCCATATTGGCCTTTAGGTTCGCTCCCGACTGTAGCGAGCCACGAATGGCGGCCAGGTTGTTCATGGCCTTCTCGCCTTGCGAGAGGGTGAACTGATAGCCCGGGGTGGCTTCCGCCTCCGCCGCGGTGGGCGCTTTGAAGGTGCCGGCTGTCGACTGCAGCGCGTTCAATCCCTGCAGTCCGGCGTTGAGATACGGCTGCAGCGTGCCGGTTTCCGAGCCGTAGATTCCGCCGACGCCTGAAGTCGTATCGGCTACCGTCTTGTTGGCTGCCGAAACTCCCGAGTTGATGGCCGCGTTCGACTGGGTGATCGCGTCCTGGCCGGACTGGATAGCCTGCCCGGTTTGGGACTGGAGTTGCTGGGCGGCCGCCTGGTCCGTCGCGGCTTGCTGTTTCGCCGCCTTACTGGCCGCCGACGATCCGATGATTCCTTTGGCAATGCCGGCGACTGCCGAAATGCCTGCGCCTAGAAGTGGCATGTTAGTTTTCCTCCGGCCTGCTCACGCCCAATAAAATGCGATCGCGGAGTATGCCTTCTTTGAGATACGATTTCGGACTGACGCCGAATACTTTCAATCCCGCCCGTTTACCGAAGCGCAGCGCGATGGGGTTCGAGCTGGGTACGAACGTCTCCGCTCTCTGGCACTTCGTGTTCTTCCACAACCACCCGTTATTTTCCAGGAGGCACTGCATGGCTACCATGGCCTTTGCGTTCAATGGCATCACAGTGTGAAATTCCCAGAGGATGGGGGTGCGGGGCTGGAAGAGGAAGAACCCGATGGGGGTGTTGTTGAGCTTTGCCAGGATGTACCAGAGGGCAGGATCTTCAATTACCTCTGCGTCTTCAATCTCTGGGGCAAAGTCATCTCCTAGAAAAGGAAATATAGAAGGCCTTGTCAGAAGAGAGTTTAGAAGGGGGTAATCGAAGCTGCGTTCAAACACCATACAAAAGACTTGTTAAGTTGAGAACGGGCTTTCGCCACCGGGGAGTTTCACTGCTTTCGGCTGCCGGCGGTCGCGTTCGGCGTTATGCTGGTGAGGAATCTGTTCAACTTTCAGTGAAAGGAGTGAGCAACCGGAGCAAATGTCGGGAGCGAGCCCATGCAGTGCAAATCCTCTGGCCGGGGTGATGCGGGTTCGCTCCTGATGGGTAAACTGCCGGAAGCAGTGCGTGCTCCCGGGGCTCAACCGAAGCGCACTTAACTTAGCAAGTGCTTGTCTTCTTTGAGCTACAGTCCTCGGTGAACTCTGTATGTTAAATGCACTACCGCTGTTCCTCCGCCAGTAGCAAAATCCAGTCCATTCACCGTAAACAGCTTCAGGTCTGAATTCAGAATCCCCGAGAATCCTGTTAACGATGTAGTCCCCGCTCCGAGGTCTTTCCCTTGCACAATCGCTACGGTTTTCTGGGTATTGGTAACGACAGCGGATGCAACCGGGTTGGTCATCTGCACGCCCAGATTCCCCAGCGAATTGGCGTATCCTGCGGCCACATTTCCTCCTCCGGTAAAAGCTGCTGTCGCGTAGAGCAGTTCGAACAGGAGCGAGAGGGGCTCGACCAGCGTGCCCGGGCCCAATGCCGAGACCAGCGTCTTGCCGAAGGACAGGGATTTCAGATCGGCGTTGGAAATGGTGACGATAACCGTGTGGAGACCCGATCCCAACTGCGAGAGCACCTGCATGTCGGTGCCGTCGTAGAACAGATCGACCGCCATGCCGGCGATGAAGTCTGCCGGATCGAGGTCGACCGCCGCGCCTTCGACGAGCTTCTTGACGGGTACGGCCCCGATGCCGTTCAGGTTGATCGTGACCGCCGCAGTATTCGTGCCGCCGAGCTTCACGCGGTAAACCGCGCCCGTAGAGTACGCCGCAATCGCGGGAGACAAGGTGGCCGTGAGCGTGTTCGTCCCGGATGTCAGCCCGTATGCCGGCACGCCGATGTGATTCGCATCCAAGGGCAGGTTTGCCAGGGGCACGAGAGACCCCGAATCGAGCGGAGCATAGCCGCTGGCTGCGCCCTTGTTCGCGGCGTTCTCGGGGGTGTAGCCGATCGGAGCCTGATAATCTGTTCCCGCGACCGCAGGGGCCGTGGTGTCGAGAGCGGTCCGCTTGACGATGCCGTTCGATCCGGGATCCGGGAGGAGATTCGGGAGGTTGGCGACGGGGACTTTCGAGCCCGAATCGAGCGGAGCATAGCCGCTGGCCGCCCCCTTGTTCGCGGTGTTCTCGGGGGTGTAGCCGATGGGAGCCTGGTAATCGGTCCCGGGCACCGCGGGTGCTGTGGTGTACGGTGCGGTGCGTTTGATGATTCCGTTCGAGCCCGGGTCGGGCATATACACCGGCAGATTTGCGTTGGGGACGAAGCCCGAGGAATTGAGGGGCGCGTATCCGTTGGGTTGGCCCTTATGATTCATCGTCTCGGCCGAATTCGGCGGCGACACCAGCCAGAAGGAGGCGCCCGACTGGTTGTAGACGAGTTCGAGCACCTGGCCGATCTGCACATCTCCGGCGGACAGCCCGACGCCGCCTGTCTGGCCGGGACGAAAAACCAGGCACGCCCCCAGCCCGTTCAGGTTCACTGTCACGTCTCCGGTGTTCGGGCCCGTGGTGACACGGATGCGGTAATGCGCCCCGTCTACATAGGCACCGATCGCCGGGGAAAGGGTGGCCGTGTAGTCGTTGGCCGTTCCCGCGGCGACGGCAAACATAGGCGCGCTCAAATCCTCCGCTTTCGCCGGCGCCGTGGTGTTCAGGGCCGTTCGCTTCACGATACCGTTTGCCCCCGGATCCACCAGGCCGCGGAGATTGGCCACAACTGCGCCCCAGGAGCCCGCGGATTTCGGACCGTAAATGTCCCCGTTCGACGAGTCGAGGTACATGTCGCCGTTGTTGCCGGTTCCGCCCGAAGGCGCGCCCGATGCGACGATCCACACCCCGGAGTAGCCCGTCGCGCCGGTGGCGCCCTTGATGTTGCATTGAATCGAGCCCCAGGAGCCGGCGTTCTTCGGCCCGTACACATCGCTCGTAGCCGAGTTGATGTACATGTCGCCGTTGTTGCCCGTGCCGCCCGAAGGCGCGCCCGATGCGATGATGTAGCGCGGAGAGTAGCCCGCGTTTCCAGTGGCTCCGGTGGCCCCGGTGGCCCCAGTGGCTCCGGTTGGGCCCGTTCCGCCTTGCACGACCGGCCCCCACGTCCCCGGATTGCCGTTGGGGTCGACATTGGTATTGGCGGAAAGGGCGATATAGGCGTTGGTGGCCGATCCGACTACCCGCGAAACGGTGTCGTTGACGACGTAGGCCGAGGCATTCGACCAGGCGCCCTTCCATTGGGGGCCTTGCGAATAGACTTTGTGGTGGACGTTACCGGAGGGCATGTTATTCGACCCCGAGCTGCTGCTTCACTTCCGGAGACCAGCGTGCCGGATCCGGATCGACCCCGCGATATCCGAAGCATCCGCAGTGCACCTTGCGGGCAATGCGAAACGCCGCGTGGATGGCGTCTTCGAGGTCTCCGGAGTCGAGCGCTTCCTGGAAAGAGAGAGCAAGTTGGTCATGGCCGGAGGCGGCCTGCGTACGCTCCTCCTCCGTCATGGGCTTGCGAAACTCGTCGCGCAGCGTCTTCAGCCACTCTTCCCGCTTTTCCGCCGGCACCGATTCGGTAATTGCCAGCTTGGGCTGCGATGCCTTGGCTTTCTGGGCGTCGGTGCGGCGTTTGCGGTGGATCAGCCGAAGCTGGAATGTCTCCGGCTTGCCGCCCGATTTGACGTGAGCGGCGAGAAGGCGCTCGCTCGCTTCGAGCATCCGGTCGAGATCGGCGTCGGTGGGGGCGTTGGTTTCTCTGGTCATTCGGGTGTACTCTTTTGGGAAGGGAGAAATCGGTTGAAGCGCTTCCTCTGCCTGCTAGTCTTGTTGCCGCTGTTCGCGGCGGATTTTGACGGGACGAAGGGCACAATCACGATCGCGACAACGGGAGACGCGCATCATACAGTGGTTGCGGTCTCATCCTCGGCGCCGCTGGGCCCGGGCGCGTTCCAGGTGTCCCTGGTCTACAAACCGGCCGGATCGGCGCTGAACAAGACCGACGTGCGTTTCGTTTCTCGCCCCTTCAATCCCAAGCTGCCGCTCGCGCCTGTGCTGGCGGTGTTCGATGTCGCGGTGACTGATGTGACGTCGGTATCCGTGGGGCTGCAGCGCCAGGAAGAATCCCAGATCTTCACGCCGCGCAATTAGGTCAGCAGGCCGTGCCCTGTTCCGGATTTCAAGGCGTTGTACAGGTTCTGGCACCAGGTCTGCGCGTCGGCAAGCACCGCAAAGGATGGGTTGCCGGGCCCTGTCTGCCGCACAGTCAATACCTGCTGGGGCGAAAGCGTCCCGATGCTGATCGTCTGCAGATTCGGGTTCAGGTTGATCGAGCGCGAGTTATAGAAGTCCCGGATGTCGAGGTCGCCGTATGTGCCGAGCGGGCTCTTTCCCAAAAACAGCATCGTGTTGCCCGAACCGTCCACCACGTGATAGCCCTGCGGTTCGACGGCCGCGTAGATGCCCGAGCTGTTGTCTTTGACCTTCAGTCCGACGTTCGCGGAAAGCGAGGAATCGAGCGAGTTGTCGACCGTGGTGGTAACCCCACCCACATTCAAGGTCAACGTGCACGCCGCGATCGCCCCGTTCGATCCGGAGAGCGAAACGATGGCGTGGGCCGGGTCGACTCCGCCTGCATAGAAGGCCTTAGCCCAGACGCCATAAAGCCCGCCGAGCAGATTGCCGATCCACGCGACCACGGCGTTGCTCCCGTCGAGGACGTCGATCAGTCCGGGGTTTGCGCCCGTGCCCGCCACCGTCAGCGTGCCCGCGGTAATCTGGCTCGCGTTGATATTTCCGGCGTAGATTACGCCAGCAACAATTGTGCCGGCGGTGATCTGGTTCGCCGCGATGGTGGTGTTCGACTTGATCGCGCCGTCGAGCAGGGTAGTGGGGTCTTGCGTCGACACCCACACCGGAGTCAGTCCCGTGGCGGCGGTGTTCTTGTAAAACCCGTTCGTCACACCGCCAGCGCTGGCCGTAAGCTGGATGATCGAACCCTGCGGATAGTACGTCGGCAGGGTAGGGAGCGAGGAAAGGACCGGGATCCCGAAGAAGCTCAACCGGCTGGACGCATCGAAGCCCAGGGTGGGAGCGACAGAACGCGGATTCACGAGCCCCAGATCGATGGCGTGCGCCTGCGGATCCGGCGTCAGATCGTAATGGTCCGCGCTTGCCGTCCAGCACTTTTGTAAGGTGTGGACATTCGGATTGCCGGAGGGTAACTGCGCCAGTCTCGATATGGCGTACAGGCGGAACCGGAACGTCCGGTAAAGATTCGTCGAGCCGTCGATGTTCAGTGCCGGCGGGAACGTCCAGAACGGATTGCCCGGGTTATCCGCGCCCATCAGTTGGATGGTTGCGCCCGTGGGGCCTTCGATCAGTCCGCCCGGCAATTCGCCCGAGTCGGCGATCTGGCGGCCGCGGTAAATCAGAATGTCGTCGTCGCGCCCTTCGTCGTCGGTGCCGGTGACGGGCGACGGGATCCAGAGCTTGACGGTGACGCCCGTTCCATTGCTGACCGCATTCGCGAGGGTGATGTGAGTGGTCGAATGCCAGGCCGACATCAGCACCACCGGATCGCTACCGCAGTGGACGTCGTACGGCGCCTGAGTGGATCCGATATTGGGGATCGAGCCCGAGGTAACAACGACGTCCGTGCCGCTGGTGATCGTGGCAGTGACAGTCAGCTCGTAGCCTTTTTGTACGGTGACGGATGAAAACCAGTAGTTGGGATCCGTCGCGAAGGTCGGCTCGTCCCAATCCAGTTCCCAGAAATCCCAGATCCAGATACCCGGCTCATTCAGCCGATAAACGCGGTTGTCGCCCGATGCCGGGTTCGGCAGGAAGAAGGCGTTGCTCAGGCTGTTCGAGGGCGAGAGTCCCACCGGCTGCACGGTGAATGCGGTCTGGACATACCCGTCGGGAGGCGTGGCGGTCTGGTTGACCGCCCCCGCGATCGCGGCGGCTTTCCAGTTCACCTGCGTGGGGTCGGTGGGCACCCAATACGGCCCGTCCACCGGAGATCCGTCCGCGCCGAACGTCCGCTGTCCGAGCTCGATCGTGGGGCTACCAGTGTCCACCGTGAACGTGCCCTGCCACTCCCAGCCGTTCCCATCGTTGCGGTCGACCCACAAGGTCACCACCATGGGAAACTGGCCATTCGCCGGCGTCGGGCTAAAGTCCAAGACGGTGTGCAGGCTGCCGTTCTGGTCCGAATAGCGCAGGTCGGTTCTTTCCGTGACGGAAAGCGACGTCAGGCTGGCCGGATGAAGAACGACCGTCAGGGTAAGCGGGTTCTGGGTAAGATTGCCGTTGACGTCGTAGCAGCGGAATTCGACCGTCCAGGTCTCATCCGCCAGAGGCTGCGGTTCGACCGCTGCGCTGTAATTCAGGACAGTCGAACCCGGCACCCAGCCCGTGAACTTGCCAAGGGCATGTTCGTTGCCGGCCGGGTCGATCGCCACCACGTCAATTTCCGTCAGCAGCGAATACGCCGGGTCTGTCGTCGGCAGCGAAATCACTCCCGAGATGACAGCGTTCTGCGGCCCGTTGCCGCTCAACTGGTAGGAGACGGCCGCGGTGGCGGTGACGATATTCGGCGCGACCCCGGAGGTTGTACCCGAAGAAGACGCCGAAGTGATCTCGTTCAGATAGCCCAGCCACGGACGGGCCACGTTGCCCAGCGCCTTGACGATCTGCGGGCCCAGGACGGGATCGCCCGAACCGTCAAAGAAGTCGGAACGTACAGGTGGCTTGGGAGGCTTGGCCATTACGAAATGCCCACGAAATAGTCGAGGAAGCAATTGACCAACGCTTTCCTCGCGTTGCCGGTGACCGCAATGCGGAATACGCGGTTGTCAGCCGAGCCGAGTTGCCAGAAAGCCGCGCGGTCGAGTTTCTTTGAGGTCGACGCGGTATAGACGAAGTCCGCGCTGCCGGCGCTCCAGGTGTTGCCGCCGTCGGTGCTGACCTCTCCACCGACCCAGTTGGTCCCGCCGTCGTCCGACCAGGAAACGGTGATGGTCAGCGCGTTGCCCCCGCCCGTCTCGAGATCGAGCTGCAGCTTCTGGAAGAACTGGCGTAAGCGGTTGGCGTCCAAATGCGGCAGCGTCCGCGCGCACAGCATCGGCTGCGTGTTGTCGGTGTAAATCGAATCCGACAACTGGTAGATCTGGCCGTTAGCGAAGTCACCCACCCAGTGCTTGTTGAAGACATGGCAGTGGCAGCTTGCCCGGTGGCGGTGGAATGCCGAGCCGTCGTAGCTGTTGCGTTCGTGCCACATCGGCTTGCCGAACTGCTCGGAAGCGGTCCGGTCGTACACCCAGGTCTGGTCGCCGGTTGGGAACGAGACCTGCCAGAACTCATGCCCGTCGAGTTCGTACACAAATGCGATCGCGTCCGAGAACTGCGCATACTTCTTCCAGGCCTTCTCGATCGCGTGGGTGGAAATTCTTACCGGTACGAACCCCTTGGCGAAGTAGGCGATAGGTTGGCCTCGCAAGCTTGCGCCGATCCACACCGGCCCGTCTCGCAAAGAACAGAGCGACGCCGGTGCCGCAATCCCGATCGGGACGGTATAGGAGTCGTTTCGGCCAAAGGGAAGATTCGGGTCGTTCGAAAGCCCGGGTTGCCAGACTTCCATGGTCGACTCGCCTAGGATGAGCAACTCCTGGTGGTCCGCCGCAATCGCGCCGATGTTGTCCGGGTAGCTCTCCTTCACGGCCTGGTCGGTCGGGTCGAAGGTGGACCCATCGTTCGGAGCCGAGAACTGGAACACCTTGGAGTTCGGGGTGGCCACCACGAAGAAGCTGTCGAGGAACGCGCCGCTCGATGCGTAGATCGGTCCGAAGACTTCGGTCGCCGATCCGCCCGCAGAGCCTTCCGTTGCCGGGGAAGATGACAGCGTGGCGTTTCCGTACGCGTCGACGGAATTAATGGTGGGACTGACTGCCGAGAATGCGCCGCCGCCGGCGAAGTTCAAAGTCGCGCCCACGTCGGCCGCGGTGAACGGATTCGCCGCGCTGAACGCGATCACATTACTGAGGACGATGTCGTAAGTCGCCCCCGTCAGGTTGACCGTGTACCCGAGCGGGCCGACATTCAGATGCGTCGGGTCGACGACGTTCGTGACGAAATAGGCCACCCCGTTCAGCAGGATGGTCATTCCGTTCATGCCGGAATTGAAAGGATTGCCGCTCAGCGCTTCCAAGTGGCCGTGCACGACGTTGCAGGTGCCTGCCCACCCGATCGCGATGTCGCCGTAAGCCGAGCCCGGGTAATTGATTGCCACCGGCCCGAGGCCGCTATCGCAGTAGAATTGCCCCGCGCTCACGATGCCCAACTGGTTGCCGTTTACCAGCAAGGTCACCGGCCGGCCGTCGTTCCCGACCGATCCGCGCCACGGATTGCCGCCCAGGCCGTTGATGGGCGATCCGGAGGAGTCCAGTTCGTAGAGATACTGCCCGGAAACGACAAACCACCGGCCGCCCGATCCATCGAGAGGATTCAAGGGCGTGCCGGCGGCCAGCATTCCACGAATTGGTCCACCTCCCAGGGTGGTGTGCGGTACGTCGAGCCCCGGGCAACCGCGCAGATATCCGATTTGCGGTTCGCTGTCATTCTCGGCGGCGATGATTTCCGCAAAGAGATTCAGCAGTCTTTGGGCGCCAGCCAGCAAGCTATCGAGGAGGTAAGGCCCGGAAAGCCAGCCTTTCATGGGAAGCAGGGGCATAAAATTGGGCTATGGGTTCCGATCAATTTCGCTTGCTGCCGGACCACGGCGAAGGTAGCTATCCAGCCGAAGTGCGGCGAAACTTCGGGGTGGATCCGTGCCCGTACTGCGGCGAGATCGGCGATCACATGTGCGCGGGCCGGAGTCGGACCCAGATCAACCGGGAGGCTTGGTCCCGGGCTAATCGATCCATCGCTCCGATCCTCGAATACAAATCGGACCCTCCCCTCGTGACGGCTGACTTCGATGGTTTGTCCCCTGGCCCAAAGCCTGCGGGACTTACGGCCAGTAGCGGAGTCACAGAAAAGAAGCCGGAGCTATCTGCTTTTGCACCCGATCACTCTCTTCTTCTTCCGGTAGAACATGAAGCTCTTTATTCCCGGAAGTAGTTAGTCGCCAGTTCTGTAGTTAAAGTCAGCTACTCCACGTCTTACCGGTAATACTCCCGGGTCTACATCCATTTGAGGAGTCGGAGCATTCAATCGTTGGATCTTAGCCAATGCTTCAGTGGCCAGCATAAGGACGCCATCTTTTAAAGGTTTGTCCCATTCCATTGCCAGCCGTACGGCCAGTTGATACCGCACCGCATCGAGATATCCGGGAGGAACGTCGAAGGTGGCGTTTTCGTCGGTGATCCCACCGCCCAATGGTTGTTCCGAGCAGAGCACGACTTTATCGCTTGAGTTCGTCGGTACGGGCCACAGAGTGACTGTGCCCAGCGGATACGTCGTGTTGTAGTACAGCCTTTGCGGAATGGTGCTTGCGGTCAGCGGCAGCCTAATGCCGAGGAACTGTTCGTCGTTGATGCACTCCAGGTCCTCGTATAGAGGCTGCGCGGGGTTCGTCATTACGACGTACTTGGCGGTGATGATGCGCGTCGGCCGCGGGCCGTTGAAGTCGCCGCCCGATCCCACGGTGTAGGTCTGCTTGGCGGTCCCCAGCGTGTAGGTAGCGGTCAGGGTCGACGGTGCATTCAGATCGTCTGCCGCCCAGGAATCGAGCATGGCGTTCATGACGAAGAGCCCGTCGGTCAGCTCGTTGGGGGCGTAGCCGAAGCCCGGGCGCAACTGTCCGATGCAACGGAAGGAACTGCGGAGGAGGTCTTTGATTTGAACTGCCATGGAGGATTACCTGAGGAGGGGAAAAGAATGGGCTAAGCTGAGCAGGCCCGTTCGCTACCGCATAGCTTCACAGCTTCCGGCCTGCAGGCGGTCGCGGTGAGGCACCGGTCCTACAAGATTACGGCTCCTACGGCCTGCCAATCACGCTGAACAATCCTCGCGCCTGATCGGCATAACCCGGTCCGTTTGGATGCACCGAATCGTTATATAGCCCGAGGGGATTCGTCACAGCATAAGAGACCCAGCGCCCGAAGATATCGAAGGATGCAGTGCCGGCAGAGGCTGCGAGACCTTGAATCACCGCCTGGAATGACTGCTGCGTGGCGTATGACGCGTGGCCACTCGGATCGGTCGGGGTATAGGTGTACAAAAGCACGTCACCCACAGCCTGTGCTGCCGTGACAATTGCTGACAGGTTTGCCTGAAACGTTGAGGGTGAGACGCTATTGTTGGCGTCGTTGATTCCCAGACAAATCACGCTCAGGTCCTGGCCCAGCGAGAGCGTGTTTGGGACCGAGAAGATGTTCAGCGCGCCCGACCAGTCGGAACTCTGCGAGCCCACCCAGCCCCCATTCAATGTGAGCACCTGCTTTTTCGAAGAGTCGTACGCGTCGATCCCCAGAATGTAGACCGTGCCCGACACCCAGTTCAGGTTCAGGGTGTTGCTGGTCAACGAGCCGGTCACTGTCAGGGTCTGTATGCTGTTTGTGCCATTCGTGCTCTTCGTTGTGTCGCTTCCGCCATTAATATTCCATTTGTAAGATCCGCCACCCCCAAATTGGAAGAAATAGATTACGAAGGTATCAACGTTGACGGTCGGGAGGAATGCGAGGCTCGATGTAGAGGATGTCGCGGAGAACGTGTCGCCACCAGGGAAGGTAGCGCCAGTCTTACTCCATCCGGACCCGACCGTGAGACGGCCATCGTACTGCGAGGTTTCTGAGCCTGCACCGCGATTTCCTCCGTTTCCAAGCCATCCATTCGCTTCGCTGGTAATCCCAATTCCGCTAAACTGTGAGGCGATATAGGAACTGAGGCCGTTGTAGCGCATCTGTAAGGTGGTGGCGTTCGAGCCATAAAACTGAGTACTGTCTCCAATGAACAGGATCTTGGCATTGGCTGTCCCAGCCGCGACCTTGCCCAGCGCCGCTCTCCAATGGGGCAGCAACACCGCCTGATTGGTATTCGGCCCGATGATCCCCTGCGTGGGACTGATTACAATGCCCGCACTCCCAGGTGCCGTAGTCCCTACCTCAAGGGTGTCTCCCGGGTTGGTTGGCGACAAGGTGGTGCCTGTCCGCGTCCACCCCGACGGGCTGCCGGAGCCACCCGGCTTAGGGAACTGGGCTAAGGCGAGGCCGGCAAAAAGAAAGATGGCTGTCAGGCGTTTCATTGCTCGCTCCAGTAGAGGGTGATGTTCGCCGTGCCCGTGATCGAGGAGATGGCGATGGTGTAGTTCGTGCCCGTGCCCGTGTTGCCCATATGCATCAGCGTCAGGTCGAGCGTCTGGTGCTCGCCGGCCGCGAGAGACAGGATGCCGCCGGCGGGGGTGCCTGCGCCGACGTTGGAGGCTGTCCACACGGTGGCGATCGCGGCGGGGCCGATCGGGAGGAGGGCGTTAACCGTGCCGGCAGTGGCGGTGGCCGCCGTGCCGTTCTGCGACTGCGTCACGTCGCAGGCAACCGAGCATTGGACCACGGCTGCGACGAGGCTGACCTGCTTGGCATTGGTTGCCGGTTGCTGGATGGTGAACTTGGTGCCGGCGCCGGAAAGCGTAACGTTCCCGGTGGTCGCCGAATAGGCGTTAGGGGTTTGCTGGGCGCTGGCGGTAAACGCGAGGAGCGCCAAAAGGCCGATCAGAAGGAAGGATTTCATGAGGGGTTCTCTCCGGAAGTTGCGGTCGGCGGCTGCTGGGCCTGTTTGCCGGCCATCTCCTGCTGGTGCGCCTGGTCAGCCTGCTGGAGCGACTGATCGAACTGCTGCTGCTTGTCCTGCAGTTGTTGGGCCTGGGCATGTTCCATGGCGTCGCCGGCGGCGTCCGCTTCGACCGTGATCTGGTGGTGGAGCAGTTCCGCGCGCCGGTCGAGCTCGCCCTGGATGTGGGAGTGGTCCAGTTCGGCGATCTTGTTCATGACGGCCGATTTGGCGGTGGTCTCGGCGGCCTGCATCTTGACGACGTTGGTTTGCGTCGCGATGCGTTCGGCCGATTCGATTTTGGCGCGGGCGATGCGTTCGGCCGAATCGGCGCGTACCTGTAGTTCCGTCAGCTTGCCCTTGACCATCTGCAGCAGCTGAGCGTTCTGCTGGGTGAGCTGCTGGATGGCCTGCTGGTCCTGCGCCATCTTGGCCTGGAGCTGCGGCGGCACGTCGGGGTTGCCGTCGTCGTCCTGCAGGGCGGGAGGCAGAGCCTTTTTGAAGCGCTTCGCGAGACGGTCGGCGCCGATGAAGTCCTGGTTCTCGAAGAAGATGTCGGCCGCCAATTGCCAGACTTCCGGATTGCCTTGGGCGAGAGCCATGATCATCTCGCGGGTTTCGAGCCGCTGCGTCTGATAGCTTGGCCCCTGGTCGACGGTGACGTCGTACTTGCCGGCGTCGAGCAGGTAATGATACGGCTTGCCGTCCTTGTCCGCCCCCGGAGCGTTGACTTGGACAATTCGTTCCTTCTGGTCATCCCCGATGATGCGGACCTCGCGGGCGGTGTCGTACTTCTTGGGGATGAGTTCGACCAGGATCCGGCCGCCGCGCTTGATGGCGCGTGCCAGGTTGTCGAGGAAGTGGAAGTTCGAGACGTCGCCCTGCCGCTGCAGGAGGCCAATAGCCTTTCCCGACTGCTCGGCCTTTTGATTGCCCAGGGAGGGGTCGAAATACCCCGTGGATGCCTTGATGTCGTCGATCGCGGCAGCGGCGCCGGTCGCCAGCGCCTGGACCGGAGGATCGAACGTTCTCCATTGGGGCTCGGGCGCCATCTTGTCGCCCACAGCCACCGGATCGTACTCAAGATACGCGGCGTTGTCGGTGTTCGCCCGCTGCCAGTCTTTCCGCTTGGTCTTGAACTGCCCGACCGCCCCCACCCACTTCGGCTTGGGGGCCAAGGCGATGGTCTCGGCCTCCATCGTCTTGTAGTAGTTGAGGAGCTGCTGCGGATCGCGCGCAAAGCGCGTCATCGAGAAGATCTTGCGTTTGCCCCTGACGACCATTTCAAGGCCGGTGACCATCACGATCGGGATGGTCGACCCGTCCCATCTGGTGGGCTCTTCCAGGACTTCGCTGCCGTTGATGATGTACTGCATCACCACAGGCAGTTCGTCTGTCGCCTCTTTGGCGGGGGAGTCCGGGTCGTCTTCGTCCTCGCGCACCCACTCGAAGGAGCCGGGATCTTCGTCTTCGTCCAGGTCTTCCAGGTAAACCGGGTGAACCGTACCGTCCTCGTCCCGGCGATAGCGTAGGGTCTTCGGTTCGGTGGTGACTTCCCAGTACTCGCAAACGCGACGGGTGTTGTCGCCGTACCAGCCCTCGGAGACGAGGGTGGAGCGGAACTCCGACGTCAGGTCCGACGTGTCCTCGCCGAAGCGCGCCTGGTAGGCGTCGTCGGCCATCTTGTCCTCGACGAACGCCCACTTCATGTCGGAGCGGTCGGGCTTCCTGGCGTTGTTGTCGAGGTAGACGGAGAACGGATCTTCGACCGTGACGGACTTCAATTCCTGGTCGAAGCTTCCGGGGATGCGTTCGCAGGTGTAGCGCCAGTAGCCGAAGCCGCAGCCGGCGGCGTAAAGCAGCGCGGTGTCGTAGGCCTGGTCGGCATCCGAGTCGTACTCGATATGCCGGATCATTCCCTGCAGGACTTTGGCCGTGTCCGGATCCCCCGCGGAATCGACCGGGCTGATCTTGATCGCCGGTTTGTTCTGCCGCGCCTGGTTGCCCAGCTGCAGGACGGGAGGCAGGACTTTATTGAAGACTAGACAGGGGCGCGGAGACGGGCCTCGTTCCCTTTCACTCTTGACCTTGCGGTCCCACTGGTCTCCTGAGAGGTAATCGAGATCCAAGAGAGCTTCAGCTCTGATCTCACTCTCCGCCTGTACGGCCGCGTTGTACCTCTTACGTGCTCGTTCGAGGACTTCGGCGTACTGGGACTGTTCTGGGCGGGGCATTAGAATGGAAAGAAAATGCAGAGAAGACTGGTTAAGTTGAGAGCGAACTTTCGCTACCGCACGGCTCCACCGCTTCCGGCCTGCAGGCGGTCGCGGTGAGGCGTCGGCTGTTTCTCGCGCTGCTGCCGTTCACGGGCGCGATCGCGAAATTACGGCCGAAGCGGTTGAGTCTGCGCGAGCAGTACCTCAGCGGAAAGCTGAGCAATGCCGGCGGATTCGACTGGTACATGGCGCCAGCCGGAAAGCTCACTGCGGCTCAGCAGGAAGCGTTCGACAAGCTCAACAAAATACTGGACGACTGGAACGAAATGCAGATGGAACTAATCGAGCTTGCGCCGCGTGCACCGTGGGTCGGCTCTCTCACTCAGGAAGACGCCGACATCTGGGAGCGCGTCAATTCTCGCCCACCGGCAACATACACTCATGAGCAATGACCGCCCCGCCCTTGCGCCCGCACTGCAAACAATCCAAATCCTTCTCCACGTCCGGGACGAACGATAGATAGGGCGCGATCCGTTCGAGCATCATCTCCCGCATTTGCCTGGAAGATCCTTCGAGCAGTTTGTCGAGCGTGGCCTGGTCGTGGATCTGCAGCGCCATGACTTTGATCTGACGCTCATCCCGGCGAACCTGGGGATCGATATGACGCGGGCTTTTCCAGCGGTGAGACATTACGCGGTGAAGTGGATGACCTGGATCGAGAGCGACACGTTCTGATACTGCCCGGTTTTCTTTTCCCAGTCGCTGAATCCCATGTGGCCGGAGGCGGCTACGCTGACCGGCTTCTCCGGATCGAAGGTCGAAAGCGTTTGGGCGATGGTGTCCGCGACCTTGGCGACGGTCTCCATTTCGCCAGCGTCGCTCAGGTTGATCTTGCCTGCCTGCGCGGCGATTTCGACGGCTACGTCTTTGGCCTTACCGGTTGAACTGATACTCCACGACATGTTGAATTTGCTCCGTTCAGATTTTGAGAACTACCTTCAAGAGAATTTGGCCCACGATGCCCAGCAGCGTCAGCAGGACACCCCAGATGATCTTGTCCAGCTTCTTTGCGATTCCCTCGGTAGCCTTCTTTTGGTCGGCAATGTCTGTTTTGTGCTCGGCGAGCTGAGAGGTATGTACGGCGAGGGTCGCCTTGTGTTCGGAGAGCTGGCTGGCGTGCTCGGCGAGTTGCCGTTCGATGGCTGGGGTCATGGGGTTGCCTCCGGAGGCGGCGTTGGCCGGCCGGTCTGAAAAATGTTTGGGCATACAGGCTCACGCCGCGGTATGCCAGCGCCTTGCATTCCCGGGCGCGGGGGACGGTGAAGGAGGGGCACCATCCGCGCTGAGGAACTTCAAGCTTGATTTACCAGGAAGACGTTCCCGTCCCGGCGTCGAGATCCAGCACCTTATTCATCGCGCCGGCCTCGTTGCGGTCGGGCATTCTCCACTCGCTCGACTGGATGCGAGCCAAATGCTGCTTCATTTTGTTGGGGTCGGAGAATACGAACGGCAGCTTCTTGGGCCCGTGCGTCATCAGGTGCTGCACTTTGAACTTGTTGCCCACCTTGGCGATGTGGATGGCCGCGATCTTCGGCGCCGGTACCTTGATGGGCTTCGGTAGCTTCATGGCGTGCGGCTTCGGGATCGAGATGGGGTGGAAGGAATTCATGGGGTTTACGCGGGCCGTGCGTGCTTCGGCCAGGGATCCCGGCCGATGGCGTTGCCGATCTTGCGATTGCCGAGGGTGGCGAACTCCGCGTCGTAGCGGTGCATGATTGTCGCCGTGCGCAGATTCTTTCTGAGAGTCTCCAGAGTCATCGTGGTGATCTGCTCCGCCGACAGCGTATTTCCGTGGCCATACAACACGTCCATCCGGTCTACAAACTGGCCGGTCGTGTGGTCGTACATCCGGACGAAGCGGGTCGACATGCCGACTTCGCCCTCCGGAATCGCCAGCTTCGGCAAGGCTGCGATCGCCGCCGCTCCGCCGAGGATTCCAAAGAAGAACCGCCGGCTCATTCGCTTGCGCGCGCAGGCGTCGACGTCGTGCCCTTCGAGCGAACGTTCGCAGTGCGGGCAGAGCAGCTCGGCGGAGGACTCCGACTTTCTGAATAGACGATTGAAGATGCCCATTAATTGGCCTTCAACGGCGTTCCCTGCCCGTAGCCGATCGACAGCGTCAATTCGGACTCGCCCTCCACGCTGGGCGACATCGTGGTGGCGAGCATGATGCCAGGGCTGCCTTTCTCGGTGTCCGGCAATACCAGGGATCCATCGGGCGCCCAGGGGCACAGATACAGCGGCTTCGTCGCATCGCAGGCGTTGTCGATGCGCTGCGCGATCGCCGTCACGGCAGGAAGAACGTGGCGAGCCGAGAACTGCTCGATCGACAGGCCGCGTTCCGACTCCTGATATAAGAAGGATGCCCAGCAGGCCAGGTTGCAGCCCTTCCACCCGTTCTGCACCTGCATCCAGCGGAAGCCGCGGGCTTTCAGTTCGTTCGCCATCAGGCGGTTGGCTTCGCGGCGGATTTCTTCGGGATGGAGCATTACGCCGCCCTCATCGTGTCCAGGCCTCGCAGTCTGCTGCGGTCTGCCAGGTGCTCGTTGTGCTTCCGCTCCATCGCGCGCCCCTTGGCGGTAATTACGTTGCCTTTGACTGCCCCGAGGTTATTCATCGCGCCCCAAACGTACCTGTCGGCGTTCTTGCCTTTCAGGCCTTTCTTCGCTGCCGATTGCTTGAGCTTGTCTTCGAGGAACTGAGGCACAGCTATTTACCTTCGCTCTCGCAAACTTCCAGGCTGTCTTCTTCCGGGTAGATGCGCTCGCTAGAGACAAGGCTGATGGACATCCGCTCCGCTTTGACCTCTCGGAATTCCTATGGTGGGCCGGAGTTCTTTGCCCTTGGAATTCAAAATCATGAACGCACTTGTTAAGTTGAGTTGGCGTCGGTTGAGACCGGGAAGTCCGCACTGGTTCCGGGCGGATCGGCCGGATGGGTTGGTCGGCCAAGGTACTTCGGCGGGATCGCATGCGCGGGATCGAACAGCGTTATATCGATCGGCCCGAGAAGCGTATAGCCCTCTTCGAAGGCTTTCGCTTTCGAGAACGATTCGTACCCGTCGTCATAGCGGACATAGTAGCCGCCAGCCTCGGGTCTGTGCTTGGCGAGGTACGCGGATCCCACCTTGACCGGATCGAGTTCCGGGTTCTGAGGCACCAGCGTGGCGGTCGGCCAGTCACCGTGCTCGCGGAAGAATTGGCAGCGTTCACAGCGTCCGCAGGCGCTTCCGAACAAGAGGGATCCCCGGCATACGGGGCGCAGGAACGCCGGCATCTGGTCGTGACGCACTTCGGCAATCTTGAACGCCCGGACTTCTTTATGGCAGCGGTAGCGCGGCAAGCTCATTCGGTGCGTCTTTTCGCGGCTGCGATGACATCTACGATCACCTCTCCAAGCTTTTCCACTAATAGGTAGACGGTCACGGCGGCGGCTGCGCAGATATAAGGATTTTCCGCGGCGAGTTGGACGTATTCCTTCATGCCTCGACAACTCCGTATGCAAACTGCTGTTCGTGGAACATGACGTACGTTTCGCCTTCGAGCGTCAGAGAGTATTCCCCGCCCGGCATCGAAGGCCTTCGCGGCAGCACGACGCGATCGCCGACCTTGACTTCCATCGGGGCGTGGCCGGTGGCCACCATCTCGGAGGCCGATTCCCCGCATTCGCACTTGCCGACCGAAATACCGCTGCGGACGTTCCTCTTATTGAGGATGCGCGTGCGCGTCTTGCGGCACTTCTTGCATTCGAGGATTACTAACTGGTCGCCGGGCCCGGTGGCCACCACCGTGCCAATGAAGCTGTCGTGGTAGTCGCCCGGCCGGTCCGCGCCGGCGAGCACGCCTTGCGGAATGACGATGGATCCGATCCTGTCAGCCACGTGGTCGGGCTTCACGAGAATCATGTCCCCGAGGGGACGGAAGTTAACGGCGTTCATTCGCTTGCGGCCTCCTTTGCCTGCATGCGTAGTCGACGCGGCGACGCTATCGCGCCAGCCCGGGCGCGATCCAATTGCCGCAAGAAACTGCCTAGCCACCAGCCAAGCATCTGGAACAGATACGTCATTTCGTCAGTTCAACCTCACTCACTCGGATGCGGTACGTCTTCTCTCCCACGCGGACAATGGAAGTGCCGCGGCGTACGAGTTCCTCTACGGTGACCTTGGGCTTCGCGGGCTCGGCCTGCCGGTCGGTCGCGGGACGGACTTCGAAGAAGTCTCGGAGGAAGCCGTCGAGGTCGATATTGGAGGAGCTATGCGCCACTTGCGTCTCCCTTTACCAGCCGCTCGAATTCCGCGGCGCTCATGCGTTCCATGTCTTCGAGCCAGATGTAGCCGGCCGAAGCGTTGCACCCGATCACCAGCAGCTTGCGGCCGTCCGCAGTCGTCACAACGTCGCCCGTCGTTACGTGGTCGATTGCAGTCATGCCGACATGGCCTACTGGAGACATGGGCTCAAGCCGCCATGCTGGATAAGGGCCGCATCTTGCTCGGGTCCATCCCGATCGACGGAAAGAGCTTGTGCGCCTTGGCCCGGACCTTCTTCTCCACCGGCTTGCCGGAGGCGCGAGAGAGAGCTGCGTCGGCATGCTGTTTGTCGGGCATCGGATAAGAGCTTGACTTAGGCGCTTTCTCGGGGACGCCGAATACTTCCTTCGGCAGCTTCTTGCGTTCGTCGGCGGTGAGTTTCGCCATGGTGCACCTCGGGTGAAATTCGGACGGGCGGCGCATGCCGGCGCCAACCGGGCTCCTCCCCGGCTTTTCCGTGCCCCGTCGTCACGGCCGGGAGTCGAACCCGGAAAGGCTAATCCTCGTCTTCGTCGCCGTCGTCTTCCGCCTTAACGCCGTAAGTACGGCCCACGTGATCGAGCATGTCCTGCCCGTCCTCGTGGAGCGTCTCCTCCGGTTCCGGAGATGGAACATACGGTCCACCCTTATCCATGGCGGCCTGCTGTGCGGCGGGACGATTGCGTTGAATCAGAGTACGGAAGGCCTGTCCGCCCTTGCTGTTTTTGGCGGGATGGATTTCGACGTGGTGGATGCTGCCCTTGTCAGTCTTCTTCAGATGAGACAGGGGCTTCAACTTCTTGGTGGGTGTTGCCATGGCGAGAGGTCCTTGCTGCGGAATGGGGTGGGCGGCATCTCACCGCCCGGGCAGGCTATTTGCCCCTGCTGGCTCTCTGTGGTGCTAGGGGTTAGATCGGATTAGAGTCGGCTCTGGATACTGTTCAACTGCTCGATCGCCGAGGACGCGAGCCAGTGAGCCTTTTCGAGAGTCGGCGCGATCGGCGGGACACACTCGGACTTGTCGGCCGGAGCCTGCGGATCGGTCTCATCGCCAAACAGGCGATAGCGAACGTTCTCCAGTCGGCCGTTGAGTTCCTGAAGGCATCGCACCAGGGCGGCGGCGAATTCACTCGGCGACTGGGCCGGGGAGATAGAGTTGTTGGCCACCAATTCGGTTTCCGCTTGGCGTGCGTGGAATTCGCGCGTGGCGGGCTGTTTGGGAAATTGTTGCTGTATTTTCATGCCGGTATAAAAAGAAGGGAATTCGTGGCGCCGCCGGCTTACTGCCGACAGCAGTGCGTGCCCTGTGGCCGCGTGCGGACCGTGCTCAACTTAGCAAGATCCGTCTTGTGTTCTTTTGCAGAAAGGACACCTGTATCCATTCAGAGCCCACTTCTCCGAAGGTTCGAGTACTCCGCAGAAGTGACAGTGGATATTTCCCTGGACGAGAACTTCTTCCATGCCCAATCGAAACATCCGTTCCAGTTCGCCGATCTGTTCGTGATCCGCTTCGGAAAGTGCCACCATACAGCGAAGCTTGGCTTGTGCGGCCGACTTGCTGAGTTCCTGGGTCATCGCATCCATCCGCCCGGTCTCGCGCCGAAGTTCCCGCCCATCTGCAGGAACTGCTCTTCTTCGTCCTCTTCGTCCTTCGGTTCGACGGGCCCCACGTGCTGTGCAAAGGTGAGCGCTAAAGCGTCTCCGTCGTCGGGAGAGTCGAAACCGCGCGCCTGCATTTCGGCTTTCGATTCGAGGAACAGCTTGCCGGTCTTCTCTTTGACGGTCGCCCCGGGCGCTCCTAGGTCGATTGCCAGCCTGTCGTCAGCCGGGCCGATCGCGCCCTTGGGCAGCCATTCCTTCATCGCGTTCCACATATAGGCGCGCATGTTGCCCATGTGGCGGTCGGGCGACGGCGCTCCGAAGGTCACTTCGATGACATTGGAATAGCCCAGGACGTGAAGACGTTCCACGTAAGGCGCTCCGAATGCCGAGTCGACGAACATGGCGGCAACCTTGCGGTCCGGATGCTCGTCGCGCATCACTCCCGCGAGTTTGGCGATCAGCGCATTGCGATCGCGCGTCTGTTCGCCCGGCACGCGGATCGGCGCCGGCACTCTGGGCCCGGGCCGTGCGTCGAGGCCCCGGCGGAAGCGAATCACCGCCCACGCCTTGCCCCCGCCCGATGCGTCGAAGCCGGCGATCAGCGGTTCGTCGTCGAAGGTGACGACTGCCTCCCGCTGCTGCGCGGCCTTGATGCGCGCGCTATCGATGAACTGCAGTTCGTCCTGTGCCGGCGGTAGTCCCATGACACGCACTCGAAAGTAGTCGCTGTCCTCGCCGTACGTCTGGCGCCACTCTTCGATCTCGTCCTTATTGGTGAGTCGGGAGGAGCGGCTATCGAACCGCCGCGACATCCACTCCTTGCGGAGCTTGCCGGAGGTGACCTCGAAGAACTTGCCCGAGTTTCGCTCCGGCTGCCCCCAGGCGAACCACATGGGCTGTCCGTCGGTCAGTCCGCCCTGGGCCACTTCCCAGACCTTGTCGGGTACGAGGGACGCCTCGTCGAACATGTACCAACTGGTCGACGTCAGTGCGTGCTGGCCGGCGAAGGCCTGCGCGTTCTCTTCCTTGCAGGTCTGCGGGGTGACGTTCCAGGCTTTCGGCCTTCCTTTATGGAAGATCCCGTTTGCTTGCACGTGGAACCAGTGCCCGGTGATGCACAGCCTGGTCCAGCGCTGAATCGCCGCCCAAGTGCGCGTCTCGAGCTGCTTCCAGGTGCCCGCGGTTACCGTCCCCAGGGAATCGGGCCTGGTCGACAGGATCCAGTTCGTCAGCCAGGCTCCCATGGCCGACTTGCCGGTACCGTGACCCGACGCGATCGCCATGCGGATGGGCTTGACTGGCGCGGTCCCGTCGAAGCGTCGCTTCCTTACTTCCTTGCCCAGGTCGTCGAGGAAGCGCTCCTGATTTTCGTCGGGCCCGGACTGGTTGGCGAGTTCGGTTCCTTTGACGCCCCACGGGTACGCGTAGTAGACGAATCCCAGAGGGTTAGCCCAGTATCCCGCGACGTCCGCATGGATCAGGCGTTCCCGCTCAGCCTTCGGGCTCTTCCGCTTGGGCGGGTGCGTCCGCGTCGGTCTGATTTCTGGCTGATTCACGTCTGGCGGCGGCTTCGGCGGCTCTCTTGCGGCCGGCGAGCAGTGTCTCGATCGATTCTTCGAGGCTTATTTCGTCCGGATCGACAGGCTTGGGTTTGTGCTCCCCTTTGGCGATCGCAACTTCGTCGCGCAATTCCCGCAAACGTTCGAGTAGGCCCACGTCGACCCGGAATTCCGGCACTGCTTCCGTCCCGAGCCCTTCTCCCAACGACTTCATCTTGTAGGTGACGGTAAGCAATCCAGTGTTGCCACCGCCCGGGATTTTCTTCATCAGCTTCGCCCGCTGCGTGATCACCGCGCGCAGGCGCTTGTGCTCGTCGTTGGCGGCACGCAGGCGCATGTCGGGATCGGCGATTCCCAATGTGCGGGCCCGCTCCCGCCAGATGTTTTTGAACTCCGCGACTAACGCCTGGAATTCAGCTTCGGCCTTCCAGGTGCTCAGCGTGCGGCGGGTGACTGCCACCTCTTTACCGATCTGCTCGTGGGTCAACTTGCCCGCGGCAATGAGTTCGGCGGCCTTACTCTTACGTTCCTGGGCGGTCATCGGGGCGAGCGGGGCGGCCGGCGCAAGTTGAGCGTCTTTTTCGTCCTGGCATGGAGTCTTTCGAGAAAGCTGCCGGTTTGCGGCGGTTCCGCGGGCGTGTCTTTGGCCGTGCAGAAGTCGGCGTGCTCTCCGATATCGAAGGCGCACTTCTCACAGCACTGCTGCTGGTCGGGCTTGAATCGTTCGGAGTGGATCATTAGGTTGACTTTCGAGCTAGCTTTTTCAGGGCCTGCCTTACCGCGGACTCTCGAACTCCTAACTGGTTGCCGATGGCGCGCCAACTCAATCCCAGATCCCGCAGCTTCTTGGCGTGCTCCGGACGGAAGCGGTGCGGCCTGCCGACCGGCAGGTCTTTCCCGGACTTGGAGTGGCGTACGATTCCGACCTTGCCCTTCTCGTAATCGGCCCGATAGGCTTTGTACCCGCCCTGGGTTCGTTCGAGGATGAAGTCCCGCTCTAACTCGGCGATCAGCGCAAAGATGCCGATCATGAACTTCGAAATAGGAGAGCGCTCGTCGGTGTCGATGTTCATCGACGGGCAGAGGAATCGAACCTTGGCTTCGGCCAGTAACCGGATGTTCGACAGGGTATCGAGCGTGGAGCGCCCGAACCGGTCCATCTTCCAGACCATGACGGTGTCGATCTTCCCGTCCCTGGCATCCTGCATTAACTGATCGAGCTTGGGTCGCCGGTTGCCTTCTTTGCCCGAGAGCTTCTCGACGTACTCCCGGTATTCCGGCCATTCGTAACGCGTCATTAACTGCTTCAGGCCGGCGAGCTGCACGGCGCAGTCCTGGTCAAGCGTAGAAACGCGGGCGTAGACGGCCTGGCGGGACATAAGGAAAAAGACTTGCTAAGTTGAGCGCGCGCCCGTCGCTACCGGAGGGTTCGACTGCGGTGAAGGGCTAGCGGTCACGGCAATCAGCTCGTACCGTGCGCCGGCGGAATAGCCGGACTTCCTGATGTCCGGCATCTGCCCGAGGGTGGTGGCGATGCGGGAGCGCGCCGACGCGGAGTAAATCGGGATCAGGCGCAGGCGTTCGAGGTAGCTGCAAATCTCCTCGATATGTACCGGCCCGTCGGCGCCGAGAAAGAAGTCTTCGATGGCAGCCCTGATAGTGTCCGGCTCGAAGTCCGGCTCCGCCTCGGCTACCTTCCCTTCCGGCCGCCATCCGCGCAAGTAGTCGATCGTCGTCGACAGGGACTCCAGCGCTTTCCGCTTCCCAGCCAGTTCGTCGGCCAGTGCCGAGATCTCGCCCGACAGTTCCTTGCGGGCCCTTAAGAGGACATCGAGCGCGTCGGCGTTCATCGTGGCTTTCAGCTTTGGAAGCAGTGCGGAGTGTTCGGTCTCAACCGGAACGCGCTCAACTTAACAAGTGCGTTTTGCATGGGGTCATTTGCCGTCGAGGGTGCGGTCAATCGCCCGGAGGGCCTGTCCGATCTGAGGGGTGGGCTTCATCTTCCGTAGAAAGTCGCGTAAGGTGACCAGACAGCACTCCATGTCCCAAGGGTCAGGCCGGTAAGGCTGATACGGAGCGCAAGGGGGTGTCGTAGCAGGGTTACACTTCTTGCGTGCCGTGGTGGTCTGGCCCATGGAGAATCACCGGATGTGCTCTTCGCCGCCGTCGCAGCGGTAGATGGTCTGGTCGGGAGTGGTGAAAGAGGAGACGCCGCCCTGCGAGTCGATCACGGTCGAGGTCGCGCCCTCGACGATGCCAACCGCCGCGCAGTGATGATCGAGCGCGTATTGCTGCCACGCCCGCTCCTCGGCGATCGAGGCGAGAACCATGAGGACGAAACAGGCGACGCAGGCGACGGCGGATAGGGCGATCTTCATTTGACCGAACGGCAGTAGATGTTGCCTGCCGCCAATTCCGGAATCATGCCCTTGCTCAGACAGGTTTTGATAATCTGCTGGCGGAGGACGGCATCATTCCGCTGGCACTCCAATTGGAAGTCGGCTTGTTTCTTCGCCAGTTCCAGTTGCACGTTCCCGGTTCTCTGGCGCTCGATTTCGATCTGCTGCTCCGCGCTGGGGGATCGCTGCGCGAAATAGAAGGCGAAGAATGCTGCTATGGTCATTATGGCCATCAAGGCAAAGGCAACCGATACGGGAACGCCGGAGCGCTGGGGCTGCTCGTCGTTCGCCCCGGATGACACGGTCTGTGCGTTCTCGAACACTTGTCGTTCCTCCTTTTAGAAACGAATCATGCTGCTTTGGCCGCCGGGGCCAGTAACTCGAGCGAATTGGGGTCGACCTGCGCCGAGATGCTGCGCTCGAGCATCGTCACCGAGACGACCACCCAGGCGACGTTCTTCCGCCGGACGACGTAGCCTTCGAACCCGACCAGCGGGCCGCAGCGGACCCGGATGCGATCGCCGGCATTCAGAAAGCGGTGGGGCTGGACGCTCGGGAGCCTCACGATCTTGCGGACTGCCTCGATCTCGGATTCAGGTATGGGCACGGCATGGCTTCCCCAGCCTAAGATGTTGACCACCCACGGGATGGCGATGACCGGCGTCTTGCGTTCGAGCGCAAACCGGCCGAACACATAGCCCGGCATGAACTTGCGCTCGATCTCCCGGTTGCGATGCTGGGAAGATCGCGGCGCCGGCGCCATCACATGCGGATAGAAGGCCTCGATGCTGGCGGCGTCCAGGCGGTCGGCGACCAGGCGTTCGTGATTCGGGCGGACGTGGAGCGCGTACCAGTTCATCGATTGGACAGCCTTCGGCCCCTAACTGCCGCTTATGATCTTTAAATGAACGACTTACGCGGCTGTCTCAGGCCGCTTCGCCGGGCGCTTCGATCAGCACCGCGTCGATGTCGCGCGATCCCGTTCTCTCCTGGAGGACGAACGCAGCCTGCTTTTCGGCAGGGATGTGCTGATCCAGGAGCTTGAACGTGAACTTGATGGCCTTCACCAGAGCGGTGAGGCCCATGGCCCGCTTCAAGGCGTCGAACGCCTTTTGCGGATCGGTAATGGTACGCTTATACTCCCGCTGCGTGAGATCGATGAAATACATCTCCCCGCGTGCCCGGATGGGGACGTCGGCGGGGTTGCGCTCGTAGTGCTTTTGGATCTCCTCGGAGAGGTCCTTGAGTTCCTGGCGCCATGGTTCGGCGTCAGAGGCTTTCTTCTTTAGAATCAGATAGCCCAGGCGGTCCAGCTTCTTCCGGAACGCCGCGGTATCGATGGCTACTGTATTGCCCTTCACGGTCTCAGAATAGACCTGCTCGAATCCCCTGGAAATTAGAAAAAACCCGGTTTTCTCGGTTACAACCGAAATCCTCGGCTTTTCCCGAGAAATCCGGGAAAATTGTTATTCTAAGTACGTAGTACCGGGCGGTGGGTCGGTGTCGGATGCGGTCCTCAACGAACGCAAGAAACGCGTCCTTTTCAACTACAACGAGAGGGAGATAGCACGGCGTCTTTACGACGGCTTCTCGCCCAAGGAACTGGCCGGCTGCTTCTGCGTCTCGGACGATACCATCCGTTCCCGGATTGCGGTCATGTGTCGCAAGGCTGAGGTCGCCGACCGGTTCGAACTGGTGATCTGGATACAGCAGCATCCTGGATGCCTCCATGAGGGGGTAGCCTGCAGCTCCGGACTTCACAAGCAGCCATGCTTCTGCGGCAGCGCCTATTGCGCCGGCCGGATCGCGGCCTTCACTCCCCCCGTGGGTCCGCCGACCCCTTTCAGTGTTGACGCGTGAAAACTTTCCTCCGATATATATAGCGTGCTCCCATGTGGGTATGGCATCATGGCCGCATGGCTCCAGAGTATCGTAAGCCCATGAGGATTATCGCCATCGTTTCGCAGAAGGGCGGGGCGGGAAAGACGACCATCGCGATCAATCTCGCCGGCGCGGCGGAGGCCTCCGGGTTATCGACAGTCGTGGTCGACCTCGATCCGCAGGCGAGCGCCAAGGAATGGCACGACCTGCGCAGCCACAGCGCAGCTCCGGTCGTGATTTCAGCCCAGCCGGCCAGGCTCGCGGCCGTGCTGAAGGACGCCCGCGACGCCGGCGCCGATCTCTGCATTATCGACACGGCTCCGCATTCGGAGACGGCCGCGCTTTCCGCCGCGAAGGTCGCCGACCTGGTGCTGATTCCCTGCCGGCCGAGCTACATGGACCTGGTGGCCATGGCGACGTCGGTCGAACTGGTGACCATTGCCCGCCGTCCGGCCATGTTCGTCCTGAATGCCGTGCGCCCGGGCGACAAGTCCTCGCCGCGGCAGGCAGAGGAGAGCCTGGTCAGCCTGCACGCGATACCGGTGGCGGCAGCCCGGGTAGGCCATCGTGCGGCGTTCGTGCGTTCGGTGCCGGAAGGGAAAACCGTCTGCGAGCTGGACGCGGACAGCCCGGCCGCACGGGAAATCCGCGACCTGTTTGTGCTAACCTGTCCGCATGATCCCATGGAGCCAGGCGCTCATGGAGGCTTGAGTAAATGAAAAACGCTCTGCAAGAGGCAATGAAGAAACACGACCGGCGGGCAGTAGAGACGCCGGCGCCCGAGCCCGAGACGGTGCGCAAATCGCAGATCGCGCCGTCGAGAGTGGGGAAGAGGCGGATAGGCGCGTATGTCTCAGCGGACGCACACCGGCTCTGGAAACGGATGGCCGCCGATCGCGACAGTAACGTCGAGGCGATGCTGATCGAGGCGATCAACGATTACTGCGAAAAGCACGGGATGCCGACGCTCGCGTAGGGCCTTTACCGGGGGCGAATGAAAGACGAAGGCAATTAACTCTTGGTAGGGTGGCTGTAACCGTTTTAGAATGGCAGCCAGTACTTCGTGGACAAAAAGGAATCGGGGCAGCTCGGACGGTGTTGACGCCGAAGTGCCCCGGAGTTTTTAAACGTGATTGTTGAAGCCAACTTATCACATCGGATCGAATCGCGCCAGAGAGCAAGCCGCCAAGCATTACCTCTCGGGTGCACCGGAAAGCCGCCTCGCCTCGAAAAAGCAGGAAGAGAGAGAGGAGGGCTGACGTGAGTAACTTTACCACCCCTTCCAGGCCCCGCACATCTAGGATTTTGCTTATCTCCAGTGGCAATAGTACGCCGTACCTGGAGGCTGCCTCACAATCCCATAGCACTGCAGGGATTGCCGCGAAACGGATCGCGCGATCGCAGGTAGACGCGCAGGGTGTCGAGCGAGGCGTGGCCGGTCTGGCGGGCGAGCGAGATCTCGTTCACCTGCCTTTCGAGCCCCTCGGTGGCAAACCCCGCCCGCAGGCTGTGGGCCCCGTAGCGTTTCCGGTCGAGTCCGATTGTCGCCACCGACTCCTGGACAATTTGAGCGATGCGGTTGCCGAGCAGCGCGTGGCCGCTCGGATGGCCCCCGTGCACCCGGCAGAACAGCGGACCCGGCCGGTCTCGTCCTCTCGCGTCGAGCCAGCGATCGAGCGCCCGTACCGGA